TGTCACGTTACGTGACTGACACGGGAAAAGAGAAAGATCTAATAATTATCCCATAATTGACGGAAAACGGTATAGCGGTGATACATTTCTTCATAAGGGGTGTCCTGAGGATACCCCCCTGGTTTTCTATTTTAAGGAGCAAATCCCTGCCGCCGGAATGGATCTTAACTTTAGGGGGTTACCTGAGGATACCCTTTTAGTAAGAAAGAAAAAGAAGCAAAAAGAAAGAACTATTATAGGAGTATTATAGTTTTATCTTTACTTATTCTATGATCAATAACTAGTTATATATATAATATATAATATATATTTATTATATAATATATATTATAATATACATTAACTAGTTAATTCTAATAACTAGTTATCATTAACCTGTTTCAATATTAAAGAGTTAATGACATATAACCCAGTATATTAGACCAGATAATAAGATAAAGATAATAGTAAGGGGAAGGGGTTTAGGGGAAAGAAGAGGATATAAGATAAATACCTAAGGATGTATAGAGAAAGTAAGTAAGGAGCAGTAGAGATAAAAATGGCAATAAAACCAGATAAAACGACAACTCATATCTGTAAGGCTCTGTAATAGGGTTGAAATACAATTTATGGGGAAACGTACCTAAGTAACCCTTTGATGGCCTTCTAGCGTCTTACAGACGCAATACACGGCCATCTAGCAACTAATAATCACCCCACACTGCAGAAGAATAAAAAAAATTAAGAAAAAACCAATTGAAACTGAACTGTGCGGTCTCATAAAGCTAGGTATTTATACTTAGGTATAAAGACTTGCCGACGAGAGTCAGGGGTGATATCGTTAGCGGGAACAATTTTAAAAATGTATCAAAACCAATTTGAAGTTCTTGTTACCCCTGAGAACAGGAAACTAATCGAACAAGTCAACCGTGGTGTAGAACTAGACAACTACGTTTCTCTTCATTGGAAAGAGATCACCCACATCAAAAAATTACTACGTGCTGCAACAAGGACAGAGCTAGCTGTTGTTCTTGACCAGCTACTAGACATCCAGGCATCATCTTAATTTTTAAAATGTTTAGAACTGTACGATCTGTTTACTGGGCCTTGCATCTCAAAGGTGGTTACCTAGAGAAAAAGTTTGAGAATAAAACATTTAGGTACGCTCCTCATCTGACAGAAGATGACAAGAGCAGACCTTATGGATTTTTAGCCCGTACCGAACTATTGGAATGGGCTAAAACCAACCTTTGAACTAATCGGAAAAATTGAATATCGACAGAGCAAACGGTAGGTAACAATTGGAACCGCCGATTATACCAAGTTTTGATATTCCAGCTGAACTATTCATACCTATTCCTGCAGTTGAACTACCAACAGCAGATCAATTAGAGTATGAACCTATTTTCCAACCCCAAACGGTATCACCTGGATCGATTCAACAACTTTTGATCCCTCGGGCAAGGGAAGGGCCTTCAGATCAGGAGTCTGAAGAGGAAGAGACTGAACCTGCTCAAGAAGAACCTGAGACTCAGCAAGAAGACGCAACTGAGGATAAAAGTATTGATAAACTGCTAGAAGAGGTACGACGCTACCAAATACAAAGCCCAAGGATAGATACGCTAAACGGATGGCCATTTGAACAGGAGCCAGTGGAACCTATTGTTCCTGAAGTACCTAAAACAGAATTAGAAGGTGTAGTAACAGTGCAAGTGTTAGGTATAGCATTACCAATGCCAGCACCAGAAATTTTAGTAGCTGCCGGTGCAACAGCTGGTGTTTCAGTCGCAGCAACATTGGCAAGCACATCAATATTAAAGAAAGTAACCGGTATTATGAAACCAATTATCAAGCAAATTATTGCTCGCCTGCAGAAGAAGAAGTTTGTAAAGTTGACTTGGGCTCGAGAGCGATTGGTACAACGTCGTCACAAACGACTGAATAAGGACTCTCCGGCCTGAACATAAAGCCTTTCTCTAATAATTCAGCACATTTTAATGCTCGAATCAATGAATAATCGAGGCGTTCTTTCTGTAAACGTTTTTTAGCTAATGATTTGCATAGCTCTACCATTCCTCCATCTAAAGGGAAGCTAAAGGTCATTTGTATCCCAAAATTTTGATTACGAACGTATTCTGGATGTACGTCGTTACCAAGATAAAATGGTGTAAAAGTTAAAGTGCTTGAATTACAATAATGACCTTGAGCAAATCCTTGTTCAGAATATCCACCTTGATTGATCTGCACGGCTTGGTTGCTAACTGAGCCGCTACTTGTAGCGATTGGGTTAGCAGTAGCAGTAGACTCTTGAGCGTTAACTTTTAAATTAGACGGTAAAAAAAATATTACTGGGAGAATACCGACAGCGAGTTTTTGGTAGAGGTTTGTTCGATTACTCTGCTGATGTCCTCTGTTTCGATGACCCCTGCTGTTCTCTCCACAATCTCGAATTGAAACTCCTCTCCAGCCGTCGTTACTGAATACGTGGTTCCATCCGCGCCAACTGCTCCACTTGGAGTGATGTTGAAGCCTGAATAGCTTGTGTAGTCCCCACCCATCCGTTCGATGGCAATAGTTTCGGTGATTTCGGTTTCGGTTACCGTTGTCGAGGTCATGCTGCCCTGCGTGAAGTTCGGGTAAGTCTGCGCTTGTACTGCAGGACTCAGCAAAACTCCGGCACTCATCAATAAAAGCCATTTCGTCATGGTTTTGTTGTTGGCTGTAGTTCTTTTTTAGTCTTCTTATCTGAATCATTGCCTGACTGGTTTGATCTTGTTATTCCGTAATGCGCTAAGCAACCAGTAAAAATACTGGCAACAAAAGTTGGATCAGCCTTGATGATGTTTAAATATCCAGCCGTCAGGATGGTTGCAGACCAGCCAAGCACGGATAAGTGTACTACTGCTGCAATACGACTTGGTGAGTCTTTCTCGTTCTCCATGCCTATTGAAGCGACTAGTTTAAGCTTCCATTTGACAGCAGCAAAGATAAGGGTTAATGTAGACAGACACCAACAGGGACTAATCCCATGGCAAAGCCAACACCAAAGCAAGAACTGATCCGTAAAATCATTGCTGACGCTGGGTCACAATTTGTCCGTATTGGGTTCGTAAAGAAAAACGGAGAGCGACGTTTTATTACGTTTAATCCTAGAGACTTTAACGAGATCAAAGGTACTGGCAAGGCTTCTACTAATCCAGATATTATCAAGGTTCGCGAAGTTCAGAACAAAGAAGAAGGTAAGACTGCATGGCGTAGCATCAGTATTGAACGATTGTTTTCAATTAAATCAAATCGTGGCGAAGTAACCTTCAAGCAGGAAAACAATGCCGCGCATTAATAGCCAAGCAATCAGGATTGCAACAGAAGCTCAAACCATTGCTAACATTGATTGGGCTAAGGCTCGAGCAATAGAGGCTAAAAGCCCTGATGGGCTGACAACATTGGCCAAATCCTTTTGGCATACCATGAACAAAAAAACTAGATAAATAAAAAAGGAGCCAAGGCTCCTTTTTTATTGCTTTCTCTATTACGCGTGCCCAAAACTAAGGACAGTCAGGATGGATATTGCCTTGGCTGCAGAATTCTTTCATATCTTCTGTTAAAACAGGAAAAGCAATTGATGTCTCAACAATATGTACAAACAACATAAATGAAACGCCGACAGCAAACGACAGCCAAAGCTCTTTAGATCTTGTCATGAGATTTGAATTGTTTTTAATTTAGCTTAATTTAAGTGTAAGGCCAGCAAGGCTGCGTGTCAAGCTCCCAATCTTCTTTTGCGTGAGATTGTACATATTCTTCAAACAACTTCTTAACAACATTTATGTCAAGATCCAAGTCATGAGCTGCCTTTGCGACATTTACTTTGCCACAAAAAATAGCACGTAACTGTTTTTCGATAGTCACCATTTAGAACGATTAGCCCAATATGCTGCTGACATTTTACCTCTTTTTATGTTTTTAGCATGGCGTGCTTTAAATGAAGCCCTTTTATCTTTCATGGCTTGGCTCTCACCAGCCTTTGGCTTCCCTGCTGTCTTCGCACCTTGCTGACCAAAACGAATGGTCTTTACCTTGTCACCTTCTTTTGCCACGACAATATGGCTTTTTTTAGGATGGCTTGGTGTTCTTTTTGGTTTATTGTAGCCCGATACACCGGCCCGTTTAAGCCTAGGGTCTTTCTTTTCAGCCATTATTTTTTCCTCTTCTTAGCAGTCTTTGCAGCCTTTTTAAAGGCACTGGCAGACGGGGCTCCTTTGCTCCCTGGCTTACGCATCTTTTCGTCGCTTCCAGCCTTGATACGCTTTCGCTTGGCGTGGATGTTTGAGTAGAGCCCCCGTTTAGCCATGATAGAACCTTATCTATCAGTAGGCTTCCTTGGGATAATCATGTCATTATCAAAAATAAATTCAGTTGGTGATGCTAAGATGCTTGCCATCACACAATAATTGTAGTTCAGGGCTACTTTGTTTTCACCGCTACCGAAGTAAGTAAGGCTAAACTCTGGATCAAAGAAGACACGAACCCGAGGAGGAATAACACCACACCAGCCCAAAGCGTTCAATAAACCATTTAAACGTTCTTTAGTGGTGTCTGATGGGTTGCCATCATTGTCATAGACGCCGCCAGCAAAAACAAATACCTTGTCAAAATCTTTGTTATCATCAGTCCTTGTTACACGCAAGATAGGATTATCTTGAATAGAGACTGTAAGGGTACAGTCTTCATCCACCTCAATACTAGTGTTAGAGAACGACCATTCTCTTGGCTCTGGTTTTCTGATGTAATTAACGACCTCATCAACAGCTCTTTGCGTTACCATCCGAAAGTTATTAGACTTGACGGCGACAAATTTGGTTGGAACTGAAGGAAGGGTTACTACTCTTAAAGGCTTTTGGATTGAAGTGCTCATAAATGGTTTAGTTAGACCCATCCATAATACGCCAAAACAACCTAGGAATCAATCGTGGGTAGAGCGATTGACATACTGATCAGCAGTTTTAAGCATTTCTTCTGGTATTTCGTAGGTAAAAAATTTATTGCCACAATTTGGGCACTCGCGATAGCGCCTAACAGTAGTTTCCATACGCCATGACTGGGTCAGATTTGTGATGTGGCCGCAGAGAAAACAATCCATAATAAAAAAAATGCGAGTAGAGAGACTTGAACTCTCACAACCTAAAGGTCAACAGATTTTAAGTCTGGTGCGTCTACCGATTCCGCCATACTCGCGTAATTAGGATGGTCTACCTCCCAAGTATAACCGTTTTCGTTATAAATAACATCGCCTGCATGGAAACCAGCATGACAATTTGCACATAACAAGTCACACTTATCAAGTTCTTCTTTTCTTTTTTCTGGAGACATGCCAATGATTTTTTTAAAATTTCCTTGTTTTTCGGTTGGATCCCTGTGGTGAAACTGTAAAGCACTCATAGCTTTTTTAAATCCGCAGCATTGACATTGACCTCCAAGATATTCAGCTGCACGTTTTTTATGGTTTTTGTGATATTTTTTGCTATAAGTGCGATACGATATACGATTTTTTTCTTTATTTTTTTCTCTATGTTTTTTGTGACAAGATTTGCACCACGAATCAAAACCACTTGATTTACCATTATGTCTATAAAAAAATTCTTTGGTGGCTGGCTTAGAGATCTTGCATCTTATGCAAGTCTTATAAACAACTTCAGTTAAGTTGCGACCATCGATACTTTGAACCACTTGACATCTGTCGTTTCTTCATTGTAACGTCAGCTTAAGTAAAAATACAGTTAGCAACGTCATCCAATAACCAGAACCAAATGTTGCAGATACAGCCCATGCCGCCAGGAATACAGATCCGAAATAAAAAATTCCAAACAGTAAAATTAAAGCTAAAGCAACTACAGACCCTGATTTCTCCTGTGTGCTCTCAACAAGCTGCCAAAAGCCTTCTGTATCTTTCTGCATTGAAATCTAATTGGATAGATTGCCTTCTTATAGTGTAACGTCATAACAAAGGATCCAGGAGTAATCATTTTCTCTTCCTTCCTTTTGTGCCTTTTTGCCTCCGTATAGCTTCAATAACTTCTTTCTTTTTTCTTACGATTTCAATAGCTTTATTGACAGCTTCTTCACGCCCTGGACTCTCTAAATTCAAGCGATCTAAAGTTTTAGTCCAGAACAAACGATCAAAAGTTCCACCAGTCATGAGGGCTTCATTGGATAAGGCTTCCCACTTGGCACTTTGCTGTACCACCAACGCTTTTCGTCGCCATCTAGCCTGTTTTGATATAAGGTCAAAACTTGATTCCACTGGTCTCCGTGTAAATCTCTTGCAATTACATAATAGCTAGGACATCTTGAAGCAGCTAAATCCGGGACAAATCTTTTACCGACCCTATTCCAGCTTGGTTGCTTACCTTTCCATCTAATATTACAGCTCGGCCATGGCAATTCTTCTCGATCAAATAACTGACAACAGGGTCCGATCACTTGGTATACAAACGATCCTGCCGGCGAGCGTAAAAACTTACCTGTTTGCTCAGGATGCATCAAGCTGACTCGCTGATCTCCCGCAATGAAATGATGTTCGTACCATCGTTGACCAAGACTTCAGTCAAGCAATGCTCAATGTCTTTTGTAAAGGCAACCATTTCTACCAAATCAGGAAATTGCATCTCGCAAATTGACTGCCCCTCCTCACAAAACTGATCGGCATAGTCAGGAAGAAATTCAAATCGTGCGATGATCATAATTAATACCTGTTATTTATAGTTTACTGAGCCCGTGAGGCTGCAGCTTGTGCTTTTTCTGGGGTGTCCTGGTCATCACTAGGATCCCCACTTGCAACAGGATTAGATGCCTGAGAACCCGAAGAATCAGGTACGGCTTCCTGCATAGCAGTTTCGTCGTCAATCATTTGGTCGACTTGATCCTCATGATCCTCGTCGGTTCGCGTGATCTCATCTTCGACTTTTAAGTCAGGATCGAGGATGCCGCCACGTTGTAATTCATCTAACACCGTGCGCTTAGAAAGCAGCCCTTGAGAGTACAGATTAACTAGCTGTGCAATCTCAGAAGCACCTAGCGGACGACTAATCAAGCTGTCGTTAATAGCAATGCCAGACTCAGGTGTGACTTGATCAAACTCACCGCTATAAGCCGCCCAGAGGCGCATAACAGTTGTAAAGCTTGAGATCTTATTGCGTGTTAACGATGAGACCTGTGAGGCCACTTGAGAAGCGCGGAGAGATGCTTCAGTTGCAGTCTTGATGTTTGCGCCATACAAGAAATTAAGGCTACTGCGATCCATCAGCAGCTCTAAATGTTCAATTTCAGCTTGATGACGTTCCAGACTGCGACCAGATGGTTCTGCAAACTCAAATTTACCGCCTTCAGCGTCAAGGTCAACAGCAGTGTTGGGGCCTAAAATTAATGGGATTGGTTTGCCGTCGGCTCCTAGCTTTGCTCCAGTCCTAACAGGTACTGGCATTGCACATTTATGAAGCAGCTCCTGCAAATCAGACCGCATTTGGAAGTGCTGAATAGACAGTTCAGCTAATGCATTTAATGGCAAGTCGCCATGAGCAAAATGAGGATCAGTAGATCCGTACCACACCAAAGGCACAACAGGGATAGATGTATTAACTTCGCGTTCCTTGATCTGGACCCATTCGCGTCCACGCTTTTCTAAACGATATGTCTCGACAAGATTGGGCCTGAGAACATGGTAGATAGCATCTAGCTCAACACCAAAAGATCCAGGAATTGATCTTTGACGGAATTGCCGGATCGTTGCGTGATTTACTTTCTCGCGACCTGAAGAATATTCGATAGACCAATTAATAACATTGGCCCTGTCAACCATAATTAAATATGGCCGGCGGTCAGAATTTTGTTCGTCAAAGAAATTTGTTTCGCCTTCGTCTTGTGTCATGTCGACCATGACAAAAACACCGCCATCCCTTAATGCTTTCTCGTCGCATCGGTTCCAGAAGCTTTGGATGCTTTCCCCCTGAAGATCCACATCAGTTTCCGCCGCCAATAATGAGGCTGGGGTGTCGACCAGTTGGAAACGATTAAGTAAGCCAGCATAAGCCCGAATGCTATCGCGATAAATTGGAGTGTACGTTGACCTTGTTAAACGAGAATCGTATGCCCCACGAGGCTCAGCAGGTTCTTGTGGTAGATATTTTTCTTTTACACCGCGTGAATGGCCAGAACTATCAGCAAATGTGCCGTCTAAAAGATGCCAGCAGTGATTAGCAAGCTCCAGTGCCGGTAGTTGACGGATCAGTTCCGGTCGATGGTAAGAAACGAGCGATGGATCGTTTGTCGGGTGCGGTACGCCCAGCATTGCTATCTCAGCGAAGTTAAGCCTTCTCGGCAGAATAATTTTTGCCGCATCTCGCGACTACGGTTAGTCTTCCTTACCCTTTGCTTGCCACAGCCCCCTCGTCTAGGAAATAACGTCCAGTAACTGCATAGCTACGCAACGGAATCTCACTAAGAGTATGAAAGCGAAGCTGGCCAATTCTCATTCCTTTTTTTAGAACAACATTGTGTCTGTTATTGACATTTTGTAGTTCCAGCGTGATTTGACCCTTGAAACCAGGATCAATATATCCAGCTAAAAGGTGGTTAATACCTTCTCTGCCACGGCTGCTTTTTAACTGAAAGTTTGATTCCAAGTTGTTTGGAATACGGACATATTCATTGGTATGAGCAAGAATAAAGCCACCAGGAGGAAGGATGAATCCTTTGTCTGAGTCAATTTCATGGTTAATCCATCTAGCCCGATCCTTAGGTCGTCCATAAGAACGACCCTCGACTTTAATGACGCCCCCAAGAGTGACATCAATGCTGGCAGGATTGATCATCTCTGGGCTAAATGGCTCCACTAAGCCGATATTTCGGCATAGGTTGCGGATCTGAAAGTCAACGAGTGATGACATCTTAAATCTTCTGCCCCACTTGATCAGCATCCTTTTGTGATTCAGCAAGACATTTGTCGCTATCGCAACCAGCAGAACCCTTCAGCTCATAATCAGCTGAGTCGTAAGTGCTAAGCACCTCAAGGAAGCTAACCTCTTCTTTGTTAAAGATTGCAGGCAGAGCAGAGCGATAAGATTTTGCAGCTTCATCCCAACGCTGGTAAACATCCTTTTCGATTGGCTCAAAAGGTAGGCGAGGAAACGTTTCATTAGCGTCAAAACGCGCCAATAAAGCAGCAGAGATGTATCCAGTGCCAAGTTGCATTGATTCATGAATCAACTTTGCTAGCAATGGTATTTCCTCTTCTCTAAACTCAATTGTGGCCGAGGTGTTGTGCTCTGTGTAATAATTTTGCACTTGCATGTAGAGACCCCACTGAGAAGCTACTGGAAGCTTACTGAGATCAAATTCATCACAACCAGGAAGGTTAGCCCAGCTAACTTCAGTTGGAATCTCGACTAACACTTCTTGCACTCGAGGATCAAGGATGTCATCTAAGAGATTACCGTTCTCATCCTTTGCTGATTGAGCAGGAATTACGGTATAACCCCAGTCACGTAGGGCTGAAACAAGGGGGTCAGACTTCCCAAACGTGATCCGACGAATAAAACGCTGTGCTTTAGGTGGATGCCAGCCAGAAGAAGCTCCAGTAAGCAGACTTTTTGTTCCTGCAGGCTGAACAGTGGTCAGTCGATTAGGCCGACGCAGACCATGCTTATCGCAATAGCTGATCACTGTGTAGCGAACGATATCAGCCCATCGACGCAAGAAGTAGTGCTCTTTTTTTACAAATTTACGGCCAAGGTTGTTGCTTGGGCGTCCCTTCATCATCCAATCGAGCCAAGGTGCTCCAAAAGCATGCACAAAGAAATCAAATAGACCTGTGAAGCTAACGCCAACAATTGGGTCAATCTCACGGCTGTATCGGTAGCGGTCGATATAAAACTCGTGATGAAGCAATGCTGCTACCTGTAAAGCCCCTGCCTTAAACGCATTGTCCTGTGCCTGTGTATCGTTTGGATCAATTGTATTAAGATGAATCTCAGCCAAGTTGCAGTGAAAATCAGTGCCAATGATCTCTCCGCATGGATTAAGACCATAGCGGCTTAGTCGATGAGCTAACTCTTTAGGATCCATAACACCTGATGGGGTATGGAGTGCTTCTAAGTACTCAGCTGCTTCGTTTTTGTCCTGCAGGTAAAGATCAATGAACTGCTTTTTGCGTTCCGAGTTACAGAGCAGATCAGCGTTAGCACGAGCGATGGCTTCAGGCACATATTGAATAGCACCTTCACCAGAGTAAAACTGCTTCTTGATTGATTCTTCTACCGTAGAAAAATCAGGGATTTTATGGAAACAAAGGGTATGGTTTGCCATTCGCAAAGCTTCTTTCTTTGGGTCGACCCTCCAGTTACCTTCTTCATCTTGTGAATACAGCCCAGACTTTGAATCAGCAGCTTCGTTGTCGTTAGAACTGAACTGACGCATACCCGCACTGCGACGAATGTTGCCAGCGACAACACAAGCAGAAGCCTCGTCAATCAATAGGCAAGTCTCTACTGAGCTCAGGCGACGACCATAAGCACCGTTGAGGATCCCCACAACACGCCGGAACATGTCCTCAAGCTTGACAGGATTAGCAGTGCCGCCAAAGCCTTGTAAACGCTCTCCTGCTGGCCTGACATTGCCGAGGTCGATGATCAAGTCGACAGTCTTTTTAGTGTTAAATTCAGCAGCAATTTCAATGATGCCTAGATAAGCGTCAACCCAGCCTTCTCGGCTGTCACCGACATAAACGACAACGTTGCCATTGTCGAGGTTTAAAAACTCAGTCTGTTCCAGTCGATCAGATGGCAAGATGTCGCCAGCGTCTTCAACACTGACAATATTGATTTGCGTAACAATTGCCGGCAGTGAATTGATATTCGACTGTTCGAGCATTGCACCAGTACCTGAGCCCATCATGGCTAGTTCCATGATGTGACGGAACGCACTGACTTCATTTACGTTTGTAGAGGTGCAATTATACCAGCCACTGAAATTCTTTTGCTGGCTTCCCCACTCCGTACCTGCTACCCAAAAAGCCCTTCCAGAAGGAAAGCAATGCTGCTTCAATGCCTGGTCAATTACAAGGCTTTTTTCTTCCGTAGTGAACTTGCCAACTTCTGCAATAGAGTTGACACAGCGTGTCATTGCTTCTTTAAAAGTCTCCCGCTGGCCGTCCGCTTTTCTGCGTGAATATGTACGATAAAAAACGGCTTCTGCACTAGGAGCTGTTGACTGAAATTCTGGCATTTCGCCTTGGTGACGGTAAGAATAGTTTACCGCAGTCTTACTGTTTGTCAGTCAATTGTCGTGTATTTTGCAAGAATGATAAGAAGGGTTTTCGCTACAGAAGCGTTCCCAATATTCTCGCCGATGAGTCTCACTTGTAGGGCGCTTATCAGCACGATTTGATGGTTGCTCTACGACTGTTTTTTTGAAAACTTTAGAGGTCATGGTTGTGCCTGCAAGTCAGAGAATAAAGTCCTGGAATAAAATGGCAGGACTCTTCAAGGGTATCTTTGGTCGAAGCGTCTAACAGAGTAGCGATCAAAAAAAGATCAAAATGATTATCGCAAGAGCGTAAAAGCTCAGATTTTAATTTGACCCAAAAGCCAAGGCGACTTTTGTGATGACAAAAAAGAACTGCAGTCGCTTCAGCGATCTGGCGCTGACGAATCAATTGCCAAAGAGCATCTACAACCTGCGGCATTTTGCCTATTTCCCTTGTCCTCTATAGGGTTTCCGATTAGGGCTCCTCTTGAGGCGACCTTGATTAATTCGTGTGCGGGTACGCCGACCATCGCCAATCCTTGTACGCTTTGGTGCGTGACTTTCAAAAGTAGTCTTTTTAGCTGAAAACATCGGTACAGAAGCTACACTTCATATTACGATTGTAATGCATAATCTTCAGGAGTAATTGTCATCACAGTTTCAATGTGAGCAATAGAAAGTTCGCTGTCTTCTACAGAAATTGAAGGGCAGACAATTGATCGCAATGTTTGCATATATACTGGCTCTGCGCTGCATAAGATTGCCATCAAAGCATGGTGACAAAAATCATTATCTGTATGGTTTTGAACCTCCTCTATTCTGCGCCATAACCACTTCATTTGCGGGAAGTAAAGCTGTTGCATTAATGGCTTTAGTATCCATCTAAATTCAACATTATGAATATAAAGGCGGAGCAATCTTCTTTCAACAATTTTCCTGGTATGTTCAAAACCAGGCTTAGTCCAAGTCTTTATTTTCACAGAAGAAGTCTTAAAATCATGGAAGCCCTTGGATATTTCTGCTGCTAACGATTGTTTGTTTTGTGCTAAACGAATAGACGCCTTGTCATAATAGTGTGATCTTAGTGCTGGACTACTAATTTGAGAAAATAAATCTTTAATATGCTTTTCTACTTCTTGAATTTTTAGCTCATCCTTAAAATCAAGACTGTTGAGCCATTGATCTAAAATCCAGTCAAGCCATGACTGAGCGTTTGATATCAAAGTAGAAAGTTGGCCACCGCTTTTTATAAAATCGTCTGGGTCCATGCCGTCAGGCAATACCGCAATTCGTACATCTAATTCTCCCTGCAAGGTATAACTTTTGACGGTGTCGAGGAACTTGCCAATGGCCTTTACGCCGCCGGCATCAGAGTCCATACAAAGCACAAATCTTTTTGTTTTTCTGATCATCCTTCGCAAAACGTTTTCAGAAGGTGATGCAGTGCCTTGCAATGCAACAACATTCTTTATGCCTGACTGCCAAAGTGACACAACATCTAAGTGGCCTTCAACAAATATACATTCATCTGCAGAACGTATGTGTTCAGCAGCTCGATATTCGTTAAAAACAATGTCTGACTTATTGAAGATTGCATTATTTTCAGTATTTTTATACTTTGGTTTTACATCTTTGATAATAGTTCTAGCAACGAAGCCAACATGATTTCCGATATGATTACTTATAGGAAGAGTGATACGTTTTTGCTTTAAATCATATCCAAAACCAAAAAACCTTGATGTTTCTGGCAATATCTCGCGTTCTTTCAAAAAATCAGTCGATTCGCTATGTAGTTGCAGGTCTTGCCGATACTGTTTTTGCATTTCAGCGACAGTATCAATAGCTTCCTGGCGAATTCTTTTCTTTTTAGATACCTCTTCCTTGTTCTCGTTCGTGTGCTCAACAGTAATATTGCTTCCGGCACCAATTTTTTCGCATGCTTCAGCGAATGTAATCCCATGCTTTTGAGCTATGAATCCAATTGCATCGTCATGATGCTGGCAAACGTGGCAAAAAACAAAGCCTTTGTCGTCGCTGACAGTCAAAGAAGGATTTCGATCTTCATGCCATAAGCATTGGGTTACGAATTCCCTGCCAACCTTTTTTAAGTAGGTGCCATCATTCTGCAGTACATCTGATACAGCTAAAGACTTAAGCTTTCTAATTGTTTCTTGAGATACTGACACTAAGGGTCGCCAAATCGAGCACAGGCTATAGACCGGTAGTTGTTATGATGATGGTCAACTAATTCTTTTAAGACTTGCGCTAATATTTAGCCATTTGTGTAGTTATATAAAAATTCGTTAATTGATTCAACAGGTAAGTTATTCGTTTTACTACAAAAATAATCCAAAATCAATTTCTTGTGCTTTGAGTTCAAAAGATTCCATGAATGTTCAGCACGAACATTAAATTGCTCAGCAAAATTGATCTCATCAGGTTCAAGACTGTCTGTCGGACTAGCGTGGTCATTAATTTCAAGCGGTGGACCAGAACAAACGCTTTTAATCTCTTGCCATTCAGAGATGGGAATTTCGAGTTCTTTTGCTACATCTAGATCATTCATGCCTCGATACATAAGGCGTCTACCCTTGATCCACTTTTCACGCATCTTATGGGTAAGTCTCATTGCGTAAGTTCTATCTCGGATCCAGTGGAGTAGTTCTCCTCTTATTGTTGGCACCGCAAGGCTGCTGAATTTAAATCCAGATTCTGGATTGTAGCGATAAGCGGCTTTACACAACCCTTCTAATGCTGCACCTTCTAAGGTGTCGTAATCAATGTCTGTGGTTCTTTGTAACTTCCATGCCTCTCTTCGCGCAAGATTTATATTCTCTGTAGCGAGCAATTGCTGCTCCTTGCTTAACTTGAACTTCTTTGCTTTCCGTGCCATAATAATTACTCTTATGACACATTTTATCACCAGATGTTGAAACTTTTTACTCCTTCTATTACTCTATCTCCACGTCCCCACGTAACTTCTGTCATCTGCGGAGGCACACGTTGCAGCGAATAATTAATAGCCATAGTCAATGCATCGACTTGGTCGTCATTTTTTGATGCAGGGAACAAAGAAAATTCACTAACAAAATTATCAAGCCATGGTGTACTGATAGGTAAATATACGTTTCCAGCTTCAACTACTGGGACAATGCCTGCAGCACGAGCCTGCTTACTTTTTTCTGGTCTAAAGCCAATTAAACCAGGAACTTTCTTTCTTGCCATCTGATATACCGCATAGCCACTAGCTGCAAGCTCAATAACTGTTCCGTCCAGCTGATGACGCTTGTACATTCTGGCGATCATATTCATCGTCCCAATGACATCAGTTTTTTCTCTGAACAGATCAAGCACATAAAACGATGGGCCAGATTGACCAACAACTAGACCCACGACATAGTCACTGTTCTTCGCGTCAGTAAACGTACAGTCAATCGACAAGATCACTCTGTCGAAATCAGGGATAACAGAATCATGCGAATAGTATTGCCACCAAGTGGGATCGAACATGTTGCCCCCTTCTGGAGCAGGACGTTGCTGAAACAAAGATGCAAATTCCCTTGTCCCGATGGCCTCTCTAATACGCTCGTAATCGTCTTCGTCATACCTTTGAGGGCATAGTGCTTGTCCTTCCTCTGTACGCCAGTCCTGGATCGTTTCGCAGTGCTCTGGAAGCTTCGGGCGATTGCCCTCGTCCTCAAATAATGCCGGCAGGTCAACAATGGTCCAGTTCTCTCGACCTTTCTCAGATACGTTGTTTTCGTTCTCTAGTAGCTGACCAATCATGTCATTCTCAGACCATCTAGTCTGAATAACAACGATCGCTCCAGCTTCTGGTTCAAGACGGGTGTATAGCGTTGATGCATACCAGTCCCAAAGCTTATCCATCATCCGCTGGCTTTCAGCGTCCTCCCTGTTCTTTACAGGGTCATCGATGATCAGTAAGTGACCGGAACGACCAGTGATAGCGCCACCAACGCCTGCAGCCCATAATCCACCACCACCCTGAGTACCCCAAGCATTAACAGCTTGCTGCGAGGGATCTAGCTGACCACCGCCGTCACGATAAAAATCGCGTGCCTTACGAGAAAAACCTTGACTTAGCTCTGCCGAGTAGGAAGAAATGCCTACAAAACGATCAGGATGTGCCTGTAGATATGCTGCTGGCAACAAAACTGAACTTAAAAGGCTCTTTCCGCTACGTGGAGGGACTTGTAAGATCAAACGATCGCAATCTCCATCAATAATTCGCTGTAGCTGCTTAATTAATGTTGCGTGGAACTTATAGAATTTATAATTTGGATAAACTTCTTTAATGAATTTATGAAGTAAAATGCGATCTCCCTTTTCTTTTGATTGCAGCTTCTTGTCGCGCAATGCCTTAAGCATCGCTTGATTTTGCGCCGATTTACGCAAATAATCTTTGCCTAACTTCTGTGCCATTTAGAATTTTGCCAGTCCATCTTCAATCGCTTTACTCCAATCCTCTTCAGTCCAGTCGTTGAATTCTTGGCAACGAGGATCTGTTTCGTCCCACTCTAGAACAAATGTACCGTCGTCTTTCTGTTGCACAGTAATCAATGGCAGCTTATTCATCGATAATAATTTCATCCTCGTCTTCATCAAGCTCTTCAACCTGTACTCTATCAAGTTCTTGTTCTACTAGCTGTAACATATCCTCTACTCCCAAAGCAGAAGCCCAAGCCTGACGAGACTGCTCTGTGATGTTTGCAGTAGCACGTAACAACCCTGACACGAGTGGCAATGGCACTTCTTCCCCCTGGTCTTGGGCGTCTTTAACACGTTTAGTTAAGACCCCTAAAAGGTCTTCTGAGATCTCCATCATCATCCTTGCCTGCCGTTCAGAGGCATCCCTGAACTCAACAATGGATCTTTTATGCTTTTGCTCTCGAATCTTTTCTGCGTCCTTCCAGGTCAAAGCAATCTGTTCCTTATCCCACTGCGCTGCACGTTTCTCCCAGTTATATTTTTTAGCCCAATTCTTAATGGTCTGCGGGTCAACCTTAAATATTTTCGCTACAGGGTCATGGGTCCGCTGGCCACCCATATGCAAATAATTTTGAAATGCAGAGTACTGATCAGCAGACTCATGCTTTCCATAACGCGGCTTGACTTCATACCCACGCCTAAAATCATAACAATGGATGGCCACTCTTACACTCTAAATCGGGCTAGGATACCGTTTTAGGTAAAAGCAGCTTCGTAAACGTCAGGCATCTCTTGTTCAAAAATAGTTAAAACATCTTCAGCAACTTGACGATGTTCTAGTTGGGTCTCAGGACTAGCTCTAATGTCTAAATAATGAATCCATGAGCGAACTGTGCCACTCATATATAAACGTGTACGTGTATTTAAAGGCAAGACAGCCCTTGCACACTCTTTGGCAATACCGGAACTAACCATCTCTTTATAAAGATGCTCAGAATTCTCGAATAACTCGCTAATTCTACGGTAAAAACCACCAACTTCCTCTTGGCTAAGATCATTGATTGAATTTTGCCGATTGCTTTTGTCTTGCCGGCGAAGATGAGGAATGATTGAATCACCAAGCTGTCCTACATCAGAATATCTTTGAGAAAATTCCTGAAACGAAAAACTACGATGACGTATAATTTGCTGTGCAATAGCACGGGTTGTATTAATTTCTACGCACATTGTAGCCATTTCAAATGGTGACCAATGGCTATGTTTGATCAAATATCGAATTAACTTAGGCGCTGTTTCTTTACTGTTTTGATTAGTGGGATTGGAAACTCTTGCTAGATAAGCAATCATTTCCTCGGCGTCTGGAGTGATCCATACAAGCTTGCAATCAGAAGAGCGGTACGAATCCATCTTTTTTGTTGGTGACAGGGGACTGATCATCGCGGGAGATAGGCGTGTACCACTTCGGATAATCTACTAGCTTCAAGCTTGGCTGTCGAGTGGGCCACTCATTCTTCTCTTTGCATTCCTTAAGGATTCTTAGTGCCTTTTGATTCTTGTACCGTGCTTCATTGATCATGTACCTTGGAGCCTCGAAAAAGTCAATAGTGTATGGAGCACTTCTTTCGATTGCTACAAAAATAAATCGCACTGGCTTGCCGAATGCAATTTCAGCAGCATGAGAATACCAAGCAGCCTGGAAATCGTAGCCAAGATCAACTACCTTTGATTGAAACTTTGTTGGCGAAATGTTGTCAGTAGTTTTGAGGTCAAGGACCAGTGTTTCGTTTTCTAATGGAATGACACGGTCAAGCCTTGCCTTGCAGGCAATATTGTCGTCGTTCCAGTAAATCGAAACTTCGTTGTATTTACGATAATCTTGCAGGCTAGTGTCAAACCATTCCAAGCCTCGTAAGGCATCGACCATGCCAACTACAGAGTCCCATTGGCGATCTCTACCGTCGTTAGTAAGAATTCTTTTCTTGCTATTAGCAGCTCTCCAGTCTTTACCCTCTTTTGTAGTGAACTTAATGCCTTCAGGGCGTTGCGTAAATTGTGCTGCGAAAGTATCTTCTCCTTCTAAAAGCTTGCAATGCACGGCTGTGCCCATAATCATCGCAGGGGACGGAATCAATCCGTGCTTGCCAGCGCTAACATAATGAGCGGGGCTCCTAAGAATAGTCTTTAAATGTGATTGACTCTGCCCTCTTGCTTTTCTATATTCAGGGTCAGCCTGCAGATAGCAAATCTCTACATCAGAGGATTGCATGAAAAAACTTACTACCTTCAATCTAACTTAGCTATAAGTCATAGATACGGATCTTCCAGCAACTTTCTGCTGTTGGCCTCTTGAAATACGAGATTGATGCCTTCTGGATGATGGAAGCGCGGTCGTCGACCCACAAGATTTTGTTGGCCGTATCGAACAGTGCTCCCATGTAGTTGTCGATGTCGCCACGAGCAGTGCCATAACACTCAATCTCAACGGAAATAGGATGGTCAATTGGCTCTAAGTCCCAAGCATTTTTTAGTAGGTTGCTGCATTCCTTACGCCAATCTTGATAAGGCTTAGGCATATAGGTGCCATTTCTGGTGACTCTAGGACGTGCCTTAGACATTAGTTTGATCGGCAGAATGATTTCTGGGTAGTTCATATGTCAGTGTTGCGATACTGCTGCCATTGACTCGGATCTTGATCTAAATCATCTAAGAAAGCAAAGTCAAGTATTTGATCATATTCAACTTGGAGTTTGTTCTCTCTATTCATAGCCACTTTTAAAAGCACTAAGTAGCCAATCAAATCATTGATGACATCTTCGTCTGCAGCTAATAAGCCAGCACCTCGTTTGATCCTACTCAGCTTGTCATCAATCCTGACGAGCAATTGGCTAATAGTTGAATCTCCACTAAAAATCCTGACTGGATTTAAAGCACTATTGCCATACTTAGCGTTTTTTTCAAGCAACAACTGTTTTATGTCGTCGCAAACAGCTGCTATTTCAAGCCGGCCGGATACATCTTGCATCATAAAGATTGAAGGCTTCTTTGCTCTCTACTAATTGTAACTGGCAACCGTTTTGTGAACTAGTAATTACTCTCGCTTTATGCCAAGCAGTCTTCCTCAAAACATAAACAATCTCATCATGACTGAATACAGGCATCGGATGAGGAGACTTGTTCATCCAAGCAATCACATCAAGCTCAGCTTTTTTGATGTTTGGAATTTCAGTTGTGTGCATGTGTTTTGTTAGACCGGATAATTTCATCTTGAGACATTTCCAGGATGACATGATGAGGCATCTGCGCTCCTGTAGCCGAGACCCAGTTGATTATCGTAGGGACGTTCCTGTGGTTTTCGCCTACGGATAAAACCCAAAGGTCTTGCTCATTATTATACCTCAAAATACCACCAGAGACCATTTCACCTAATACTTCTTCGATTAAAATCTCAAGCCTATTGCGATCTTGAACGTGATAATTCTCTAGACCATCCCATAAGCCAATCTTAGTATCAACGTCTGCACAGTGTGGTGCTATACAAGCAAGCACTTCTCCGAAGGTGCAAGCTCCTCGGTGCAAAAGAATTGCAATAATATAGGGCTTGATGTTGGCGTGAGAGATGATTGGTGTTTCGTCAATGAAAGGTCCGACAGCTCCGCTGACGTAATATTTTGGGTCCATGGCCTATCTATTACCATAAAAATTGGGACAAAAAAAGTGGAGGCTGCAATAACAGCCCCCAAACAGAGACAAGGAAGATTGTAGCTAAAATCCATAAAGGATTAAAACAGTGAGCTGCTTTCGGCTGCAGGCTTCCTATCGTCCATAGAAACTACTCGAGCATTCTTAACGTCCAAAATCTTTTGGCCGTTATATTCACGCCAGACAGGCTGACCATGAACAGTGACTTTGCTCCCATGGGTCAAGTTCTCAGATAGCCAGTCAGTATTTTTACCTACCACTTGCACCTTATAGAACTGACCAGGATTGTCGTCCCTGTTTTTAAAGTATGCGTAATCAGAATCCAGTACTGAAAATTCTGCAATTGAGAGCTCCCCTACTTGACGCAATGTCACTGCAGGGTCCGACTTTTTGCCGGTAATTTTGCCAGAGAGGCTGATAGAAGCCATTGATTAGCCCAAAAGGGAATTTACCTCTTCATTATACATCCCTTGTCTCCTAATTAATTTCAATGATCTTTTTAAATGGTCACGAACCTTGCTAACCTTGTCTCCAGTCTCTTCTGCGATCTGGGAAGCAGAGTAATTCTCCATATATTTCATATACAGTATTTTCTTCTGGAAATCACTAAGAAAAGCTTTAGATATGATTTGATCGAAAGTCATCCGTGGTTTGGCCACTTTATAGACTTTTGACGCAATTAATTGGTGAAAATCATTGTCTTCGTCATTGTTGTGTGGAACGTCAATACTTATACAATTCATAGCAAAGAAAGCATCTTCAAGACGATCTCTTTTCCTTGCCGTTAACACAGGAGCATCGCCAGACTGCTTGCTTTTTTCGTGATCGTAGTAATCTCGAAGCGTACTTTCTGGAACACGAATTGGTGAAATCATGCCATAAGCCTCACGATAAATTGCCTGCTTAATCCATGAAACTGCATAGGTGCTGAACGTATAACCTCTTTGCGGATCAAATTTTTCTGCTGCTCTGCGTAGACCAATTGCGCCTACTTGGAATAAGTCAGCCAAGCAATGATCACCATGACGAAAGCTCTTCATAGAACCAGTCATGCGCTTTGCAATCCCAGGAACGAGTTTCAAGTTATGGCGAATCAATTTTTGTATTGCTCTTTCCCTTGCTACTTCCGATGATTTTGGGTTTTGAATAATTTTAGCTAATCGCAAGACTTCAGCCTTAGGCAGTAAAGGGAATCTGCCGGCTTGATCAAGCCAAAAGTCAATTATATTCTTCTGTCTTGACACTGGTGAATAACTAACTTCATAAATTTTAGTCAATAAAAAAGGGGTGTCAACCCCTTTGTCTATTAGTAGCTTTATTTAACAATTATGCCGCTAAAGAACAAAGCAATGCTTTGCGCGGCCTCGTTAATTTCCCAGTCAGGGTCAGTAACCACTGGCTTGAAAGGACTCGTTTAGTTTCAAAACAAAGTCTTTGTCCTTTGACTTCAGGGTCTTGATACCAACATCGAAGTTGTCATCAACTTTAGCCATCAAAGACTTAATAGCAGGTTCCACTAAACCCATCTTTTCAGCAATAGCCACAAAGTCTTTCTTAGATGCCTTGGCAACCTCCGCAGTGGCCGAAGCAGACTTCGTCGTCGTCGACTGGGACTTTACCTGCTTGATCTCCTGGTCATCGGCTACTTGATAACCATTCTCAAGAGGCATCTTCGCCCATAGCTCATGAGCCAGTCCTGTCTGGAATGCAAGTACTAAGCAGGAACCCCGGCGATGCGTATCAGTGATGTCTCGCGCAGTGATTTTGTCATACGCAATTGATTGATTGCGGTTGTCCATGATTGCCTGAGGTACTTCAGGAGTCTTTGTTCCATCTAAATGACGAAGTCGCAGCAATAAATAGCCACCGACTGGTGCGCGATGGAGAAGTGTTCCATCAGGATTAAATACAGCCTCAACGGTCCATCCACTGGCATTTTCGCGGAACAGCTGCATCGTCCGGCTCCAGTTGATGTAACTGGCCTGAAAACGACCATTCCCAATTGTTTCAACTAAATCTTGGGTTGCAACACCTTTGAGATTAGGTAGATCAGCCATTTTTTGAAGAATTGTCTGTTGGTCTTTTCAACCTAACAGTCTTTTTACCTCTTGCAATCCACTGAGAAATCTGACGACTGCTAGCCAATCCTTGCAGGATTCGGAAGATCTCTTTTTGACTTAGTCCGGCATGCAAATTCATTCTTGCAACGATGACGCCTAGCTCATCCCATTTTTCTTGTTTTTTCTTTTGCACCTCTCTGCCCTTTGCAAGGCCCTGTAGGCGAGCTTTCTTCGCCTTTTCTCGTCGTAGTACCTGAGCGCGTCTTTTGGCCGCTTCACGGGCCTTCTGGGCCTCTTTGAGTTGGTCTTGGTTTTTCTTGTAGTACTTCCGGTTGTATCTCCTCTTGGCTTCTTGCCAAGTTTCTCCTTTTTTGTTCCGGCGGCCGTCTTTTTCCATTGCCCTCGCGCGTTGTATTAATTCTATTTCTTTTATTCTTCTAAATCAATCTATATAGATGGGGGTATCCTGAGGATACCCCCAAAGGTTACCTGAGGACACCTTTAGGGTTACCTGAGGATACCTTTAGGGTTACCTGAGGACACCCTGTCCTGAAGACACCCCCCTTCTTGGATACCCCCCTGTTGACAACCCCCCTAACGTTCAGACATCGATAAAAATCCATGAATCCACGGCATAAGCCACCAATTGGCCGACTGGCACAAATAGACCTTGACTTTCAACTTCAGTCCGGCTGGATAAAGGCACCTATTGACGAAATATTGTTCAACTCACGCCTAAGCGGACAAGCAAGGCTGTTGTGGTGTTGGCTGGCTTCAACTGAACGCAATTCCAGGCAGATTTCTTGGCATTCGTGTGAGCTAAAGATGGGCTGTGGTACAAAAAATCGTCGTGAATGCTTAGCGCAACTAGAAGAAGAAGGATTTATTTCAATAAGTTCTGACGGCAAAACGGTGACAATGCATGATCCTGTGACTGCTTATGAGACATCTCGGCGTTTTGTTGCTGACGAAATTTGCCAAGAATGCAATAAGCTCAGAGGAGAGCCTGTAGAAAAGATAGAACTGGTCAAAACTGTAACAAAAGATACAATAAAGCCAAAAGAAATTATCAACGAAAAAACAATCATCATCGAAGCTTGGAATGCCTGCAGGCCTGAAACTTTCTCAAAAATTAGAGTGCTGTCAACTAAGCAAAAAGAATGCGCCAATAAGCATCTAAAAAACCTTGGCCTGGAAAAGAAAGAGTTGGCAGAATTTATCTGTGCTGTTTGCAGAGGCTTAAAAGCAAGTAATTTCTGGACTAGAACTGTTGACAAGTCATCTAGAAATTTTAATGCTGTTTTTGGCTATGGAAGCCCAAATGACACTAAAATGAAAAATGTTGAAAATTTATATTTAGATGGTGAGTCTTATGACGACAAGCCTGCAGAAGAAAAACCTGTAGAATATGGCGAAAATCAACAGGTACTTATCGATAGCATTAAAGCATTGGATTATCAAATTAGAATGAATGATCCGAATGACGATTGCACAAAAAGATTTATTAGATTAAAAGCTGAGGATATAAAGTCGCTTGCAGAAACTGGCATTAAATGGGAGGACATCTAATGGAACTACCGTTTTATGTACAAAAAGCTGTCGATCTTGGTTTATTGAAGATTGAAGATGGCAAAATTATTGAAGTCAACAAAGAAGCTATTGAGACCACTGTCGGTACTGCTCGATTAGTTGAGAAGCTTCAGCCAACAACAATTGCCGACAGAGAAGACACTACTGACCAAGAAGCCATCATCCTTTGTCGAATTCTAATTTCACCTAGCGGTATATCAAGAGACCTTTGGTCAAAGTTTCGTATTGCATTTGGTGTTGGCCATGGTCAAGAACTGCCTGCTCACTTATGGAGTAATCCTTGCTTCCGTGCCATCGGCAAAGAGATTGATATGACGTTCATAGGTGAGCGCACAGGCAGCACGATTTCAAAAAATAGCCTCATTACAGGCTATGAGCAGATGAACCCCACTAACCGTGATGTTTTGTTTTCTGACTTTTGCACAACAATATCAGAACTGACATCTGAGGAGACAATGAAGGCATACGGCGATCAATCGACAGAGTGGTCAACTGCTCTTGATATTTTGAAGCAAAAAAGAGCATTATCGCTTTATAAAGAAACCATATACCTCGCTGGCCAATCTCTTAAGACAGATCCAAAGCTAGAAAAGGCACTTGAATTTATCCATCAAAGAACAATGGATGGCATCAGTATGCTCAGTGGCTCAATTGGCAATCAAGGCCAAGTCACTGATCTAACTCAATCAATTATTGGTGATCCAGGCTCCGGCCGTCTCAACTGGACTGATTACATCATCAAAGCAGAATCACAAGACCGTCCGGTGTCTACTGGCGTCAATGCCTTCGATATTGATATAGATGGAGGAGTATCACCACCAAGGCCAAACATGCCAAGGGCAGGACGCTTACTTGTTATAGGTGCTCGCACTGGTGTCGGTAAAACTGCCTTAGGTGTCCAGGTTGCAGCATCCTTAGCTAAGGGTGGACTAACTGTCGGCTTTGTTTCAGCAGAACTTGATTCTAGATCAATCGAAGCACGGATTATTGCAAACCTCAGTCGTCAATTCTTTGGTAATCGCTGGTGGAGAAATGCTGGCGACGACTATGGCTATGTGACCGTTGGTGAATTAGAACTCCCTGGAGCAACACAAAATCAACAAAGAATTGCTGAGATTGTAGCCCAAACAAGCATGATCCTGGAAGAAAAGCAAGGCAAAATTCTTGTTGAGTCTCCATGGGGTGCAGACGTAGAAACCTGCATCAATACAATGCGATCAATGAAAGCTAAGCATCCTGAGCTGCGAGCAGTAGTAATAGATCATTTTCATGCCCTAGCTAGGCATAAAGGTGCATCTACTAATAATCCAGCGGCAATGTTAGAAGATAGAGCCTACAAGTTGATGACAGCAGCAAAGGAGCTTGATATTGACCTATTCACACTGGCACAACTGAACAGGATCGGCATGGATACAAACTCTAATCCAGAACCACAGTTAAATGAAATACGAGGAACAGATGCTTTAGCTCATGTCTCACACGCAACATGGCTTGTTCGTAAAGTTAAGTTGGACGGAGATAAACTTAATAAAGATTTAGAAGTATGGCATTCTAAAGTCAGAGGCCGGCAAGCCGTGTGGAAAGAAGGCAAAGAAGTCCTTGATAGTATTAAAGGTTTCATTGAGAAGAGCATCGTTAGGATGCAATATGAAACTTCTTTCGTTGAAGGCGACACTACTAAAGATCTAATTAAAGAACGTCAGGGGCTAAGCTAATGAAAGAAGTTTTATTTATTTTTTTTGCTACTATAAATAATTGGCTCATGCTGAAGATCAATAATTTTACTGAAAACCTTACATTAATGACTGTATACTCTTCTCATGCAATTTATTTTCTAATCGACAAAAGTCGTGTAGAATATTTAAAATCTATTCTTGAACAGCAAGATTTAATTGATGAACTAGATGTCGTAAGTTCCATCGATAAAATTAAAAATAATGCAATCGACGTTGGCGGATGGAATGAAGATCATGAAGTTGAACTAAACTCTTGTGGCAGCATTCTTCATAACGAATATGACTGGGACGTTGATGAAGTTCATCGTTACTTACTAGAAGTAATTGAACAGGCTGACTCTACAATGACACAAGATTAATTTGTTGCATTATCTATATAAGCAACAAGCCCTTTGTGCCTAATATACGCAGAATGACCCCAGCCAATTGGCCTCACGTAATACTGCAAATCTCCATTTTTAGGGCTTATGTGTTGGGTAGGAGCCAGGGCAGCACCAGTGCTTTTAATAGTCACACCGTCCCAGTAATAGCCTGGGAGAAAATCTAGAATAACTTGTTGTGTCATTTCACCTCAACGGATTCATTGATAAGTCCCACAGCCAGCCGTCGCAATCGCTTGTGATAAGCCACCTTGACATCAAAAGATCTCTGCTGTACTGAACATTCTTCCCATCTGTAGGCCCTGCCTTCTTATAACCTCCATTAACCACATCCATTTCACCAAATGGATCATGTACAGTAAAATTATTATCGTCGACTCCAATTAGCGTGATCCAGTGGCCTCCTCCAGAAGGCTTGTCATAGGTGCCTTTATGTAATACACCAATTGGAACAGGATAACCACGGATTAGCAGGTCTAAAAGATCTGATTGCTTGCCATTCATCCTAAATTGATTCTTGATCCCGATGCTATCCAAAGCAGATTTATGCGCTAATTGCGATACAGTGTCGCCAAACTGTAAAACGATATTTAAATATTCATCATCATCGTAAATAAATCCAGGAGACATGTAATCAACTGCCATTGCAATCGCTGAAGACTGGCAAGAACGTTCTCCATGCCCTGTCAAGCTATCTCTTTGATAGAAGTACTCAACATCTAGCGGAAAATCGGTTGAATGACGTCTAGGACGCACCTGTGAGCGTCTGTATAGCCTTGTAAACAATTCTCGCTGTGCTTGCGTTAACGTATCGTCTAAGGCCAGCCAGGCGTCATTCTGATGGACCTCGCCTCTGTGAAATTTAGCTGCATCTATAAGATTGACTAATCTTGTCATTGCCCGGTTTTAAGGACGGCACTGGGACAGAATACCTATTCATTAACTTAATTAATTTATTTGCATATGTTGGGCTAGTGGCATAACCTTGCCTGCTGAGCATTAAAGCAGCGTCCTCTCTTGAATTTGCATTATTGACACCTTTGTATCCTCTATAATTTTTATGCCATTTATTTACTAAATCTTGTACTGACGCTTCAGGCGATTTATAATCTTTAAATTCATCTTTAATATCTAAATATTGGCCATCAATCCATTCTTTTGTCATTTTTAACGTGCCAACACCTTTTTGCCCAAAATAATTATGCACACCTGAAGTTTCCTGACCCCATCCTGATTCCAAAGCCCATTGTGCGCTTACAAGATTAGGGTATTTAGCCCCAGCTAATGCTGCAATCAAAACAATGCTCTGCCAGCAGGTAGCAATCATCTCACCACTTACCTATAGGGCATCTTGCATGATACAAACCAGCCTTTGCTTCAATAATGCATCCACACTTTTTGCAGCGTCTATATTTTTTCTGAAAATGCTCACAAGCTTTGCAGATATCTAAACGTTCCCGCTTTGCTTGCTTGTCTAGAAATATCATTGGAAGATCAATTTAAATCTATTATAACAAATTAAAACTTACGCTTGAGTCAATCCTGTCCTGGATTGTTGTAGCAGCCTGACTTATTGAATGCTTCTAAAGAACTGATACGTTGTTCAATATTGCTTAGACGGCCATAGATCTCATGCCGATCATCTTTCATATCTTGCCGCAAGGCTTGGATTTCACGCCCAATATTCTCGAACCCAGCAGAAAGTTTTACGATTACATCGCGACTTTCACCGCTTTTTCTAATCGCAGATCCGGCGGCAATACCACTTACCGTGATAAGGCCACCAGCAACAGCAGCAATAAGCTCAATCACTTTAAAGTGTTAGATTCACCCATTTAGGCTGCCTTAGTTTTTACTGATTAGCCCCAAATAAACCACGTTCGATGAAATCTACTGCGGTATCATCAACAGTGTTATCTGTTGTAGATGCTAGCTTCCTTAAAAGGTCAACAATCAATCGTTTAACCTTGGGAGATTGCAGGAAAGTAAATAGAACAGGACGAATTAGGGCAATCATAATGATTCTTAAGAAGGTTTAACTGGCCAAGTCATGGTATGTGGAAAGCCTGAAGCCGTAGGCAAGTCACGCAGTCCCTGGCGATATGTTACCCATTCAGCTTTATCTAAATCAGCCAGTGGACAATCAGCCAATTGCGTCCAGTCAGATTCAGCGATTAGTCGGTCACGTTGTTTGCGAATTGATTTAGCAGCTTGTGCGTCAATACCTGCCTTGTATGCAGCTTCGTTATCTGCTGCTGTAGTTACGTTACCTTCGCTATCTCTAGTGTCAGTAAAGACTGGGCCAGCAATAAACTTAGTAAACCATTTACCGTCGACTTCTTCAACGCCACTACGGATGCTAACACCATAAGGTGAAGTAACAGTAGCTGCTGGACCGTTTAGTACAGCGTCAAAGCCATAGCTATCAAGGATTTCAGTTGTAATTTGCTTAGGGAAGCTGGTATCCGGTTGTGATGCTTTGAACTGACTAACAGTAGTCAGCTCACCATTTGAACGATTGCGGATTTCCATGATTAGGTAATAGCGAGGAACATGTAAGTGCCGCTACTAGCATGAAGAGCAGCGGAGGCTGAATTTGATCGATTTCTAATTTCCATAGTTAGTTATGTTTAAGCGATTGCGAGGAACATGTAGGAATTATTATTCCCGTTTACATTGTCATTGCTGGTATTTACTTTAAAGCCACTGCTGTCAGCTTCAAGCCAGTCTTTGTTAGGGTCTTGACCTGCAGTGGTATTTAGACTTAAAACAGGATCGTTGCCTACGCCAATTCCACGTAAAGTGTCAAATAATCGCCAATCATTAGTAGCATCTGTTTGTTTAATTAAGACAAATCTTGCACCATTAGTAAATCCACAGTCAATTGTTTGTGCGCCTCCATTACCAGTGTATCCGCCTACTTTACTGATGCCGGGTAGGGTTGCGAATAGGTAGGCGATGTAAGTAAAACTGCTTCCGTTTGTCCGAGAATGAGTGCCTACGGTAAAAACAGTAGATGTTGGGCTTGTATTGGCCCAGCCAGTGCTAAGTGTACCTGCTGCCGCACCATCATTTAAAGTTATATATTTAGTATTTCCAAGGATACTATGATAGCAGGTCCAGTCTTCGGCTTGACGCCGTTTTACAATTAAAAATTCTGGAGCAACGCCTAAATTATGTGAAATATTTTGACTAGATGATGATCCATCATATGCAACTACATCCATACAGCCTTGAGCACGTTTGAACATCCAAGAGTAATTGGCTGAATCCACGCCAGTATCAGTTCCAATTCCATCCATCCGATCAAATGTTACTCTTCCTGATTGGTTAGTATATT